AAAGCTCGATGCCGTTTGTCATCTTATAAGTTGTGAACTGACCACCGAGAGTGAGCTCCTGACCTGAACCAGTGATAAACTTGGTGTCAATTACGTGGAAGCTAGCAGCCTTCTCACGAAGTACGCGGTCAAACTCACGAATACCCATCTCACCAGTCAGAGCCATGAACTTACGCTCATTTGTACCGAGGATGTTGTAGCAAAGATCGAAGAGGTAATCCTCGAGAAGCTCTGCAGTCAGAGTTGTGTAATAACGTACGTTTGCAGGAGAGATCTGCTCGAACAGACCTGACATAGTTGGAACAGGACGTCCGTTTGTACCCTTCAGGCCATATGTACCATCAGCGTTGCGGTTTGACTTAGAGAAAAGCAGAGCCTTCTCCTCACGCTTCTTCCATTCACGAAGAGCAATCCAGTACTGATAATCAGCCCAGAGGTATGAAGACTTACCAGTCTCAGGATCCTTCAGAGCGATTGCAAGTACAGTGCTGTAAGCATCACCAGTGATATCGTAGCTAAGACGAAGAGTCTGGAGGTGGTTACGCATCTTAAATGGAGTCTGATAGTTGATGATATCTGCCTCGTCAGAATACTCTTCGTATGCTGAGCCGAGACGGCTTACCTGACGACCAGGGAGAAGATACTCTACTGGAATGTAAGAGCCAGCGAAACCATCAGCTACATAACACTCATAAACCCAAGTCTGGCCATCCTGATAAGGAGCGCCGTTTACACGAACCTGGAAGTTTACGTTGTCAAAAGAGAGAATGGCGCCTGGGCCGAACCATCTTTCCTCGAGACCGAGATAAATTGGAGTACCGTTAATACCAGGTGTTGCAGTATCGATATCGCTTGGCTTAAGCTCGTTACCGTTATACTTTGCCCAACGGATATTAACAGCATGATCAGAATCGATCATTACAGACCACTCGAACTCGCGGTTGTCGATGATCATAGTCTTACCAAGACCGCCGGTAATAAGGTCGATTGCAGTTGAAACACCATCGTCCTTTGTACCAAATACAAGTGAAAGCAAACCTGAAACCTCATGTGGCTTAGACAGGAGTGCGTTAGAAATCATGTTCTCATCAACAAGATCGCTGAAACGACGTCCACGATAAAGTTGAAGATTGTTTAAAAGTGAATTAGTCATATATTATTTGATATAGATCACTTGTAGAACTGTGACGCTATGTCTACAACTGATCGAGTTTGATTATCATTGACATTATATCGGCTATGATTAACCGTTTGATGTCTTAACGTTGTTCTAAGCTTATTTACAGCAGCTGTACGACCGCTGCTTCTTGCTTCACCAAGAAGAGCATCTCCCTTCATTGTGAAGTATGCAGACTCAATGAGGTTGTTTACCATATTACTGTTGAAGTCTTTCTGGTACTGTGTGAGACCGTCGGCATCAACTCTGGTAATATAGTCATACAGTTTACGTCTATCCTCTTTTGGAATATTCACACCTCGTATACTGTTGAGGCCGTTTATAGCCCCAGTGAGGTCCTGTATAAACTGCTGAGCTTGTGCCTCTTGAGCTTGTCTTGCTTCAGCCTGCTGACGCTCCTGCATTTCGAGCTGTGCAGCTCTTATGTTCTTAAGTTGAGCGAGAGCATCCTCAGCTTCCTCTTCCAGCATGTCGCTATCTTCGTATCTGTCGATCTTTCTTGTAATCTGATCGTCATTATATCCTTGATATTTCAGATACTCACGAACTGCTGCTTTCTGATTAGACTCATCTTCCATGTCCATGTTATCCAAAGACAAGGCCTCTTGCTGACGCTGATAGAAGTCTTCAAAGCGACCACCATTCTTAACGTACTGGTCAAGTTGTGCCACTCTGTCATCAGCATACTGTGGCGCACTGTTCTGTTCGATCATGTCGCCAATGTAGTCTACCAACTCTTGTATGTTAGTAGGTTTGTCATTGTCAGCAACATCCCAACCAAGTTCTTCGGCGAATGCGTCAAAGAACAATCCAACATTAGACATCTCGTTCTCATTGACTTCTTCTGAGCTATTGTCGTCGTTGTTATTGTTCAAATCGTCGTTGTTATCTTCGTTAGGATCAGATGAATTGTTGTTATTATTTAATACATCTTCTGGAATATCAGAATGATCTTCAAACTGATCATTAGGCTGATTTCCTTCACCATCATTATCCTCAGCGGGGTTCCCACTGGTCTGGTCATCTATATCATCTAGGTTCTATATGTCGTTATTGTCGATGATGTTAGAAACATCAACAGGCTCTTCTTGCTGCATAGGATTATTAAAACCCATGCTTCCAAGAACACCTTCAAATGCAGACATATCCGCCTTCTTTCTTCTTGCCATAATTATAAAGTATAATTAGTTTAATGTTCTATTGTGATCCATAAGAGGGTCAACTCTTATAGACCTCTTATGTTATGTTAATTTTTTTGGATGTCTTGGTGCTGCTTTTTCTTTGATTTCCAATTGCCCCAGCCCCAATTGTCATCCCAATTGTCGTCGCCTGCTCTGTCGTCATCATCTTTATCTCCAAAGCCGAAGTTGCCTACGTCATTGTATTTAGATGTTAAACAGAGATCATCTTGTTCGACGAATTCTACCTTGATTGTTGGTTTGATGTATATTTTTTTCATAGTACTCAAACCTGGAGTCGAACCAGGTATGAGCTTATTATTTATTCCATTTCCTAGCGTTCCTAGCAAAAGTTATCATTTTACGCGTTGCAGCACTACCTGTCCTATACAATTCTGCTTCAGATTTTCCTGTTCTCTTTTTAAGAGCAGTAAGTCTTCCACGATGAGAAGGTTTTATGTGTATACCACTGGTTGTTTTGCCTAAATTGTAACCGGAAGCGTTTTTTGCTGCCGTTTGCGCAGCTCTTATAGCTTCAGCCCATTCCATAGCAGGAGTTTCAAGAGATTTAGCTTCTGGCCACCTCATCATTAACTCTTTCTGTACTTGTCCAGATATAGGGTTCTCAGAATACTTCCAGAAAGGTGTTTTTAGAAATTTATCAAAATTCCATCTTTCGTTTGGTATTACAGTCTGATTGGCTCCATATATAGAAGTATTATAGCGTTGTAACAATTCTGGATATTTTTCTTGTTTCAATGCCTCGTATGCTTTAACTCTATCCATACCTTTTAATTTATCTAAGCCTTGGGCCACTACATCCCTATGAAGCCCTTCTCTAAGATTATTTTCTTTGAGCATGTAGTCATATATTTCATCTACAGAATATTTTTGTGGCCTGCCTTTCCAATCTGTCGCCATCATACTCGGGCCTCTTCCTGGACCAACAGGGAACTCATACAGCGCAGAATTTTCTCCTAAAGCAAATTCTTTCCAAGGTTCTCCATAAGATACAAATTTACCATTAACTTCTCCAGACGGAACGATAGTATTGCCGACAACTTCGTGTCTAAATCTTCCGTTTCCTAATTTTAGAATATCTACATCTTTGGGAGCACGCATAAAGTATGCTTTTTCTGGAGAAGTTCTCATTGTATGACCAAATTCTAACATAGGAGAGCCATCATATACATGATATCCATTTTTTGTTAAACCGTCTGTATAAAAAACATGCAGTGTTGGAGTAGTTCTAGGAGTAGTCTCCCCAATGGTCCTATATAAGTCATATGAAGGTGACATATATCTTGCAGTATTATCTACAGCTTTTGCGACATGTTGTAATCCTTCTTTACCAGCACTCTTCACAGCTTGTCCTAGTCCAAAAGTAAAAGCATCTCCGGCCATATTAATTCCAGTACTCCAATAAGGATGTTCTTGAGCAAATTTGTTAGTAACTATTCCATTGTTACCATTTATCCAAGAATCTATATACTGTCCTTGAGACATGTCCCCATTTATAAGCCCTACAGTATCATAAGCTCTTCTAGCCCATTGTGTAGGAGAAAGGTTATTTAAGCCTCCAGCAGTGATAGCATTTATAAATTCTACAGGAGCATTAGTGTCGAAAGCACTACTATATAAATCTCTAGTATACCTACTAGGACTAATAGTAACCTCAGGTATGTTCATGATACCTTTTTCACCAGTTACTTGATCTATAAGATTGCCTTCTTCATCAAATGCTATAGGATGATCGTTCTTGTCTCTAACATAACCTGTGGTCTTTCCATCATCGTATTTAACTGGAGTAACTCTAAGCTTCTTCTTAAGTTCCTTTTCTGCGACACGAGAAAGCTGCTCAGCCTGTGCTCTTCTTTTACGCCTAATCTTTCTAAAGAGTTTATGACGATTATAGTCATTCCTCTTCTGCATCTTTCTTACAGGACTATCCATTTGAAATATAATTTTTGTCGAATATTATATCTATATTGTTTTTGTCTACATTTATAGAAGGCCTTTTTGCAAAATTTGAATACAAGAAAGTTCCGCCAAGATTGTTGTTTGGATCATTTGAGTCATATGCTGACCAATCTATCAAAAACGGACTTTCAAGCGTATCTGTTGCTACATTTGCCGTTCTAATGTCGACCAAAAACACACCATCTTTTTCTGCCACAAATGATGTGGTTGGAATTCTAACAGACCATCCTTCGTCTAACAGTTTGTTTACAATTTCGAACTCAGTCTTTCCAACTTGTGGTATGTCTGCAAGGTTTATAATGTTCAATCTGGGTTGTTCTGTTACCTAGTAGAACCATCCTTTTCTCTTTGTAGATTCCACTACTCCGATAAACTTCTCTTTGACTATTATGCTACTGTTTAATATACAATCAGGAAAGACGTTTCCGGTTCTATCTCTTAAACCTGTCCCTCCGAGTTTATAAACTTTAAGTATCTTTGTAGCATCTTCAGCGTGTTCCCAAACTGTACACTCGGACCCCTGGTCGATATATTTTCCAAAAATACTACCTTCCACCGTTATCTTGACATGCTCTTCGTCTCCGGTTTTAGTGTACGAACCGAGTATCGGAACTTCTTTTCCAAATAGTTCAACTGTTCGCGTCTTCTGCACAAAGTCGTCCATCTTGGTTTTCGTTTTTATTTGCACCATCGTGGGTTCTTGTCATTTTTACAAAGGCCTTTTTCCATTTATAGACATCACAAAACTTTTTGAATCCCAAAAATTTTTTACTCATTGTTACTTTTCGCCTGCTGTTTTGTTTCGGATTGCGGTTCTTGCTTTAATTTTTTCTCTCTCAAGTGCAGCGTCGTCTTTCTGTTTTTGAAGTTCTTTTTCGTGCTGCATTCTGTCACGCTCAAGCTAAAGCTTCTGATCCTCAATGTCTCTCTTTTGTTTAGCTTCATAACGCTTAGTATAAGCATCTGAATCAATCTTCTGCTGCTGTAAAGCCTGATTGCCCAACTCAATTGGATCAGGTATACCATTTCCGTCAGCATCTTTTTCTTCAGTACCACGATACGCTGTAATCTGAGCAACTGCTATCTTGGTAGCATTATCCTGGTCAATCTGATATCTCTGAAGATCCATCTGAGCTTCCTGTAACATGAGCTCTTGAGCTTTAGCCTGATTCTGCATTTCTTGTAGCTTCTGCTCTTGTTCAGCCTCAGCTTGCTGTTGTTGCTGCTGCAACTGCTCTTGACGAGTTTGCATATCCTTAAGCTTTTGCTTAAGTATGTTGAAGTTGTCATTAGTAAGAACTTCTGCTGCCTCAAGAAGACTTGCACCGTTCTGCATAGCAGGTTGTATGAGCTGCTGAAGCTTCTGGATATTCTCTACGTCTTTAGATGTATCACTTACAAATACATCCATGTCTTCATAGTAGAACTTATCTGCAATATCAAGGAATGCACGTTCCCCATTGTCAAAGATGTAGCTAAGCTTCTTCTTGCCAGTTTCTTCCCATGCACCTTTTGCAACGTTGAGCAACATGTTCATCACTCTACGCTTACACTGATTGTGTACCCAGAACAACGGCTCTGTAATATGAGAAGACTGTACTACAGATCTCTCCACATTACCTACTAATTCAGAAGAAGATACCGAACCTTCTCTCTGTTGTGTAATACCTGAAATAACTCCAGCAAGCTATTCGATCTTATCCATTAACTGGATATACTCTGCAATGACATTTGACATAGTAAGATCCAGTGCTGTAATCTGATTGAACTAAGCTGGCCTACCGCCCTCACGTCCAGGAATGTTCCATCCTTCGTCGTATGGGTTTATAAAGTTGACACCTACAGAAGACAGATAGTGCATCCACCTTTCTGGTGTTATGTTCATGGATTTCGGAATCTGCGTGATATCCATGTTTACAACTTTACCTTTATCTCTGGCTATTGCAAGCTCCAATCTGTACCACAATACTATGTACATGTACTACAGAGGTTTCAGGATACTAACAAGAGACCTCGGCTTAGAGTTTGTGTTGCTGTATACTGCGCCGCAATAAGGAAGCTTTTGGCTATTTGGATTGTCTATAGACACACTCTGATATTCGATAGGCTATATTCCAAAGTATAGATCGTTGCCACAACGATATCCTTCCCATACTTCTACAATCCAATCTTGCTCAATAGAAAGCTCGTTTCCAAAAGGTTTATATGTCTCATCTACAATATCAACCTGAGGAACGCCTTGTTCGTCTAAGGTTGTTATATATTGAATCTTTTTAAACGACTTCCAACAGCAGTGCCATACGTTTACACAGTGCTGACTCTTCTCGTCAAACATAGGATTGTCGTATATGTGCAACTGAATTCCTTTAAAGTTGTCTACTGCGTTCTTATCTCCAAGATTGTTTCCAGGAACGGCATTCATCATGTCGTCAAGCTTTTGAAGGTCTTTTTCTGAAAGCTTATCGTAATATCTATCATATACTTCTGTGATAGGAAGTCTCATTCTCCTACAGCACCAGGAACCGTCCTCGATAAACTCTAGGTCAGGACTCTTATCGAATGAGAAGTATATAGGATTAACTCGTTCCATATAAGGTTCAGCATTCATTACTCCAACATAATATATTTCCTGTCCAGCAATCAATGCATCTTTCCAACCTTTTATGAATTCGTTATCCATGTTTAGTTTTTCTCTCAAGTATATCAGCGTGTGGTATGCAGTGTTCTCTACTACGTCCTTATAGTCTTTGTCCATGTACTTGGCTATTTGTTCTGGAGGCATTATTTCTCCAGACTCCAACTACTGCTGATACTGCATAGCTTCTTCGTCTCCCATGTTTGCCATTATTGCGGCATTCAGGTATTGCATAAGAAGTTCTTTTTCTTTATCTTGCAGATCAGACGCTGCTTCTTGAGATGTTCGTACGACTCTAAAATTCATAGGTCTCTTCGTTTCTTCACCTATAAGAAGATCGATTTTAGGTCGTATTATATTAAAGTCCTGAGGAGTTGCTGGGAAGCCGTCCTGGACTTTAAATGGGTTAGTAATCTTTTTAAAATCCTTTTCGTCAAAGATACTATTATAAAGATCATAATAGGATTGAAGCTCTCCAAATTTGGTATGTGTCTAACCTCCAGACACAATATTGCCTTCACCTATGATATAGTTCACACAATCGTGTTGCCACTTTTCGTTCTTCTTTGAAAGAGGCAGCTTCTGTTGCGGAAACCTCGAATTGTATAAATTATCCTCAACCATATTTAAAATGAAAATAGTGGTATATCATCTTCAACTGGATCATCATTAAAATAATCCTTGCCGAACAGAGGCATGTCGAAGAGTTCAACCTATTTGTTCTATTCTTGAGCTGCTTTTACTTTTATCTAATACAGCTCTTCTCTATATAACATGACCATGCATAGAGCAATTACTCTATCGACGTTCTTTACACCATCGTTTTCAATCAGCTCTTCTATTAGAGGCTCGCTGTATATTCTTTCTATGTTCAGATGGCCTTCTTCATATTCTTCCATCATCCATTCCAACACCAAGCCTTCTCCGTATGCTCTTATTTGTTTGGTCATATGGCAGCCTTTTCGTCGCTGCACTTTACTGTCTTTGAATATTTCTGTGATAACTTTATCTGGCTGATCTGCAAGCAAGTAGTCACAGTGTTTGTTTGTGAAATAAGGGTAAATTCCTTTACGCTCATTCTCGAAGAGTAATCTTGCATTATAAAATGTAAGTAGTTTTCGTACATTTTCATAATACTCTTCTGCCGTGTTAGGTCTTCCTGAATATTCGGCAACTATTACATCTTGCCAAGCTTCTCCGGCCTATACACGTTTAAATATAAAAGTAGATCCCAATGAATTTGTAAATGACTCGTCGTGATCATAAGGGTCGCATCCTGCTATATACAGTCCATGTGGCGGATTCTAAACTGGGTATTCCCAAATTACAACGGACCCTTCTGGTTTATCGTCTTTCTTCAAATGATATGTTGTAATGTCACCACTTTGTTTTTCTTTCGCTACAACTCTTCCGTCAGACCAGGAAAGGTCTACGATATGCTTCATGCTTTGAAGCTTCTTGTTTGTACGAATTCTAGTTAGCTAATCCATCAGCAGTTTTCTCGGGAAAATGTTTTTACCTAACTCAAGTACTGCTTCTTGCGGCTTTATAGGTCGCTCTGATATAAATCTATCTATGGACTGCTATGATGCTCCTCCATCTTTGATCTCATTACGCTACTTTATAAGCTCTTCTATAGATGCTTCTTTATTGCTGTTTCCGTCGTCATCCATGAATTTTCCATCGACAGAATCCATGTTAGACCACGATGGTACGA